ACTGCTAATATTGAATTTGTCAGAGAGATATCAACAAGAAATGATTATCTGATGGCAACGCTGAATCCTGATAATCCGGATTTGCCCGTATATAAAGAATTTGTAAACAGGTCAAGGCCTTATAAGAAGTATGAGCAGGATGTCCCTAAAGAAATATTGGAAGAGCTAAAAGAAAAGCCGGTACAAGGATGGAGGTACTGGTTTTTTTCGTTCAGAGATAACTTAAGTTTAACAGATGAGCAGATCACTAAAAAGATAGAGTCCGCCCCTGCAGGAACTAAGTTGTATAAAAACAAGATACAAGGTTTGCGAGGTAAAGCTACGGGCTTGATATTCCCGAACTTTGACAGAAAAAAGCATGTTATAAGCACTGCAGAGGCGAAGAAGTACGAGTTTAGGAAGTTTAGTGCAGCGCTGGATACAGCCTACTCAAGTAAAAGCCCTGATACAATCGCTATGGTATTCCAAGGTATTACCAAGTGCCGTAAGGTTATAACTCTTACTGAAAAAGTATATAACAACGCTAACCTTGATACGCCTTTGGCACCGTCCGATACAGTTAAAAAGTTTATTAATTTTCTTGATGAGAATAAAGATACATGGGGATTGGCAAGAGATGTATTTATAGACAGTGCAGACCAAGCGACCATAACAGAGCTTAATAAGTACAAGAGACTGAATGGCTCAATATATAAATTCAACAATGCCTATAAGGCTATGAAGATTATAGACCGTATAAATCTCATGCTTGGATGGATACAGCAAGGCGCATACTTAGTGTGTGACGGTTGTACAGAACATCTTAAAGAGATTGATACATACAGCTGGAAAGAGGATAAGGATGAGCCAGAAGATGCAAACGATCATACTATAAACGCAAGCCAGTATTCGTGGATACCATATAAGCATCTTATAGGATTTGAAGAGAAAGAGAGACCGGATGAGGATAATGGAGACTATTAAAAAGAGTATAAGAAGCTGGCTGGAGATACAGCCGGCAGACCCTTACACAATAAAAATAATAGATAGCATAGACTTTGAGACTAACGCTATCCGTAACAAAATCTGGTATCGTGGCGACAGTAATGAACTTGAACAGTTATACGGACAGTTGCTTGAACAGGCAGATAAGTATAAATTCTGGGCATCAAAAAGTACACCGGGGCAGGAGATAAGAAAAGTACATACAGGTTTGCCCGGACTCATAGTTAAAGTGCTTACTGATGTAGTGCTCAATGACTTAAATGATTTTGATTTTGAGTCAGATAAGCATAAAAATCTTTGGGCTGAAATGGATAAGGAAGAGCTATTTTTGGAGCAGCTTAATACTGCACTTAGGGAAATGCTGTATATGGGTGATGGTGCTTGGAAAATAATTATTGACACAAAGTTCAGTCAATATCCTATGTCTGAGTGGGTGCCAGGTCTATATGTCGATTATGTATATCAGTACGGCAGAGTTAAAGAGGTTATTTTTAAGACAGCATATAAAGAGAGCTATAAGACTTATACACTACATGAGATATATGGGTATGGATATATAAATTACAGATTGTATCTGGGAGATAAAGAAGTACCGCTTACCACTATTGAAGCGACAAAGCATTTGACTGATTTAGCTTTTGATAAGGCGGTTATTTTGGCAGTTCCGGCAAAGATATATTCGAGTAAGAAGTATCCAAATAGAGGCGGTTCAATCTTTGACGATGGCAAGCTTGATAACTTTGATGCGTTTGATGAAGCGTGGAGTCAGTGGATGGACGCTTTAAGAGCAGGCAGGGCAAAGACATATATTCCTGAAGGACTGCTGCCAAGAGACCCAAACACAGGATCACTTGTAAAGCCGAACGCTTTTGATAACAGATATATAGCTACTGAAGCGAATATGTCGGAAAAGTCCGATAACAGAATCAGCACTGAACAGCCGGCAATACCACATGATAGCTATTTAGCTTCGTATGTAACTGCATTAGACCTTTGTTTGCAGGGAATTATAAGTCCCAGCACATTAGGCATTGATGTGAAGAAGCTTGATAATGCGGAGGCTCAAAGAGAAAAGGAAAAAGCCACCCTTTATACAAGAGGTTCAATAGTAAAAGCTTTACAAAAGGTATTGCCAAGAGTTATACAGGCTCATTTTGATGCATACAACATACTGAATAAGGCTGCATTGGAAGAAGTAAAGGTTGATGTGAACTTTGGAGAGTATGCAAATCCAAGTTTTGAAAGCCAGGTAGAAACCGTGGCAAAAGCAAAAACAGGCGGAATTATGAGTATAGAGGCATCTGTTGACGAGCTTTATGGGGATAGCAAAGATGAAGAATGGAAAAAGGAAGAAGTAGCAAGGCTTAAGGCAGAGCAGGGGATCGTTGAGATGGAAGAGCCTGCGCTTAACTTAGAGGGGGTATTGATAAATGATAGTATCGATAATGAATCACCAATACAAAATGTCGAAAGAACAGTACAAGGGGATGTTAAAGCTGGCATCTGAGCAGGTGCCTAGCGGTATTTATGCGATAGAGAAGAACGGATATGCTGAGCTAAGACGAGATAGGACCGAAAGTAAGACAAAGCACAAAGAACTTGTAAGACAGTTCAAGCAATCAGGCTTTAAGGTATATAGTAATGAGCCGTCCAGATAATGCTTTAGGTTTTGTAGAACCTGAGTATGATATAGGCAAAGCTTTTGACAAGATAGAAAATGAACTTATATCCTCTATGATAAGGAATATGGATAGGCACAGAGCTGAAGAGCTAAAAGAGGGCTATGACTGGGAAATGTGGCAGGCCTTACAGCTTAAGCAGTTAGAAAAGTATAAAAAGCTAAACGCTGCAAGATTCAAGGGCAGGTTTAAAGACATAAACACCCGGATAGAAGACCTGATTAGAGAGTCTAATAAAAAAGGCTATCTTTCAGAAGAGATAAAGATACTTGAGGCTATAAAACAAGGTTTCTTTGCTAATAGATCGGAGGAAGCTTTAGCAGGTGCATTCTTTAGACTTAATGAGAGGAAGCTTAACGCCCTTGTAAGAGCAACTGTAAAGGATATGAGTACTGCAGAAACTGCGATACTTAGAATGGCTAATGACAGATACAGAAGAGCTATATTTGATGCTCAAGTCTATGCTAATACCGGAGCAGGCACTTATGAGAAGGCTGTGGATATGGCCACAAAGGATATGCTTGCAGCAGGCCTTAAATGTGTTGAATACTCAAATGGAGCAAGGCACACATTAGCTAACTACGCTAGAATGGCCATAAGGACTGCAAATAAGAGGGCATATCTGCAGGGCGAGGGCACTAAGAGGCGAGAGTGGGGATTAAGCACAGTTATAGTAAATAAAAGAGGTGGAGCTTGCCCGCTATGTTTACCTTTTGTGGGCAAGGTTATGATAGATGATGTATGGAGTGGCGGAAAGGCTACAGATGGGCCTTATATGTTACTTAGCTCCGCTATATCTGATGGATTTTATCACCCAAACTGTAAAGATAGTCACAGTACTTACTTTCCTATGCTCGATGATAATCCAGTAGCTAGATTCTCAAAAGGAGAGCTTAAAGAGATTGAGGAAGGCTACAGACAAGAACAACTTATTAATTACGCAGATAGGCAAGTGAAGAAATATGCAAGATTGTCCCAGAACTCCCTTGACAGTGAAAATGCAGGCAACTATAGGAAGAAAAGCAAAGAATGGAAAAATAAATTATATAGATTTATAGACAAGATGGTAGCAAAAGGTTTTTTGATTGATGAACTACCTCCGGGTTATAGAGATGAAATATTGGATATAATAGACAACTCAAATAACACGGTTAAGAATATAATAAACCGTAACATAAGCAAAATCACTTTTGCCAACTACAAAATACTAGGAATTGGATTTTGTGACAACAAAGGTATATTCGTGAATTTGAGCAAAGACTCGAATAACAAATTAGGTAAATTTAAGACAACGTTTCATGAATTAGGGCACCATATGGATCGTTTAGAGTCATTGACTGATAACAATAAATATTTTGAGCAAGCACTATATGATGATTTTTCTAATCTTGAAAAGAGTGTTATGGCTCGCTATAATATAAGCAGTAAAGAGGCATACAAGCTTATAAGCTCATTTTTAACCAAGAATAAATCTCTGCATTCGGTGTCAGATATAATAGGCGGGATAACAAATAATGCTTGCGTAGGAACTTGGGGGCATTTTCAAAAAGATTATTGGGTAGGCAACAGAGTAGCAAAAGAAGCTTTTGCACATTTTTTTGAAGCAACCGCAAGGAATGATAAACAAAAACTCCTGCACATAAAGCAGGTTTTTCCTACGGCTTATAGTGAATTTATGATGATGATTAGATAATCAAAGGAGGAATACATGATACCTGATTTTATATTAAAAGGAGATAGCGTTGATGTTGACCCCGAAGTTGAAAAATTCGGGCAACTTGTCCTAGAATACAGAGAAAAGATAGGAGATGAACTTATTACAGAAGCATCTTCGTGGTCATTAAAGGAGTGGATAGAAATCCTTGAAGAGTGTTTGCATAGTGGAAAAACATATTGGGAAGTCACGGGAGAAATATATAGGGGATACGATAAGTCAGTAGATTATTGAAAATACATTAAAGCACTTTATGAAGTATAAGGTGCTTTTTTAATGCAAAGAAAGAGGTGATTATTATAAAAGTAAAGGTAATAAGTGACTTTTACGACTCCATAGCTGGGAACATTCTAAGGAGAACCGGGGAGATAATAGAAGTTACAGAGGAAAGATTTAACGCCTTAAAGGGCTATGTAGAAAAAATAGAGACCGAACAATCTAAGGACGCATAAGCGTTCTTTTTTATTGCCCAAACACGATAAGGCTTTAAAAGATGCGTGGCAGGCGACACCTATGACAATGGATTGATGTAGTGGGACACACTAAAAATGGATTAAAGGAGTAATAAACAATGAATGAGAATCAGACAGTGGATGTTCAGGAGCAGAACAATCAAAACCAAGCAAGTACACAGCAGGGCAGCACTGCGCCAACTATCGATTATGACAAGATACAGCAGATGCTTAACGGTACATTGGCTGCTAAAGAGGATACAGCGTTAAAGGCTTACTTTAAACAGCAGGGGCTGAGCCAAGAAGAACTTGAGCAGGCTGTAGCTACATTCAAACAGCAAAAGGCAGCTAATCAACCGGATGTAACGGCACTTAAGTCAGAGCTTGATAGTTACAAGAAACAGGTGTTAATGGCCGAGATAGATAAGAGTGCTTTGCATGAGGTACTAAATCTTGGAGTTGATATAAAAACAGCGCCTTATGTAATTAAGATGGCTGACTTATCAAGTGTGTTAGGTCAGGACGGTAAAATAAATCAGGAAGCAGTAAAAAAGGCCGTTGAAAAGGTGCTTGAAGATGTTCCGGGACTGAAACCGTCAGCGACTCAAACAAGTGGCTTTGTGCAGGTTGGCACAGGTGCCACAGGAGACAATCAAACATCACAGGCAAGTAATGATGCACTGAGAGCAGCATTTGGCCTTAAGTAAGAAAGGAATTAATTATGGCAGTTTACAATTACGCAGAAACATTTACAAACCTATTGCAGGAAGTATATTCAAAGGAGCTTTGCTCAGATGCATTGGCAAAGAGTAATCCCGGAGTTGTTTTTATAAACGCTCAGACAATAAAGCTTCCAAGATTGACAACATCAGGATACAAGGATCATACACGTACAGCAGGATTTAATGCCGGAACACTCAGCAATGACTGGGAGGCAAAGAAGCTTGCTCACGACAGAGATATTGAGTTCTTCGTAGACCCAATGGATATTGACGAGACCAATCTCACATTATCAGTGGCAAATATACAACATACTTTTGAGACGGATCATGCAATCCCTGAGAAGGATAGCTATAGATTTTCAAAGCTCCATGCTGAGCTTACAACTTACCACGGAAGAATTGACACAACAGTTATCACTGCTGCAAACTTCCTTGCAGCATTTGATGAGGAAATGTCAAGAATGGATGAGGCGTCTGTTCCTGAAGAGGGAAGAATCCTTTATGTAACTCCGCCTATGGCAAAGATTATAAAGGAGGCAGAGGGATTACAGAGAGTAATGTCTGTAACTGCACCAAGCAATGTGAACAGAAACGTACATAGCTTAGATGATGTTGAGATTAAGAAGGTGCCGTCTTCAAGAATGAAGACAAAGTATGACTTTACTGACGGTTGCAAGCCGGGAGCAGGTGCGAAGCAGATCAACTTTATCCTTGTTCATCCATCTTGTGTAGTCGCAAGGGATAAGTACAGCTATATTAAGTTGTTTACACCTGGCACAGACTCAAGAACAGCAGACGGATACATCTATCAGAACAGAAACTATGGAGATTTGTTCTTGCTTGAGAAGAGAGTAGCAGGATGTGCAATGAACGTGCAGGCATAGGAGGTATAGATGAAAGCGGTAAGAGAGAATAAAGAATATACAATCACCGAAGAGTTAAAGCAGTATTATAAGGATTCAGGCTTTGACATCTATGATGATGAGGGAAACGTAATTGAGTACGGAAGAGGAAAAACAGTAAGCATGGAAGAGCACTTAAAAGCTCTTGATCGTATTGCTGAACTGGAAGAGCAGATAAAGGAACTCGAAACACAGCCTAAGACCGAAGTAAAGCAGGAAGAAAGCAAGCCTGAAAAGGAAGGTAAGAAGTAGCCATGGCTTATACAGGGTATGTTGATGAGCAATTTTATAGAGATGTATATAAGGGTGTCAGCATACCCTCTGATGATATAGGCCGTATGCTGACACAGGCTTCAAGGCACATAGATTCACTCACCTTTAACCGTATTGTAGCTAGGGGCTTTGATAATCTGACAGCATTTCAGCAGGATATCATAAAAGAAGTCATATGCAGACAGGCAGACTTCGAATTTGATAACGCTGATATCATAGATACAGTCTTGCAGGGATACAGTATAAACGGAGTTTCAATGCAGTTTAACGGTAACGGCTGGAATGTATATGCTGACAAAGGGGTAGCCATTAAAAAAGACCTATACAGCTTGTTAAGTCAGACAGGTTTAACGTCTAGATTGGTGGGAGCATGAGGTATCCGGTATTAGTAGACAAGCGTTTTTGTAAAACAGATATAAAAGTAGTATTAGAAAGGGAAGGGCTCAACAAGTACGGTGAGCCACTTCCCGATATTACTTTAAACCTCAAATGCAACTATCAAGACAGTGCAAAGACAGTGTTGACAGCAGAAAAGAAGCTTATACAGCTATCGGGAAGTGCGTTATTTGTTGGAGATATCTGCCCTGAACTGCCTACTTTTTCAAACGGAAGTGTGGAAGTGTTAGGAGTAAAAAGGCGAATATTCCAAGGCTTTAAGGCTAGAAACCCTGATGGCACAGTAAATTATTCAAGATTGGATTTGATATAAATGGGAGTTGTTGTAAGAATTAATCAACATAGAATAAATGAGTTAAGTGAAACGGCGGTAAAGGCTCTTGAAATGACAGTTGAAGCAGTCCATACGGATATAGGGCAAGCTGAGACTGTCCCAATGCGTACAGGAGCATTGTCAGGAGAACAGTTCTTTGTTGACTATGAAGATTCAAGAACCGGTAGAGTAAGCCTGGTAAACAGTACACCTTATGCAAGAAGGCTATACTACCATCCTGAATACAAATTCAGAAAAGAGTTTCATGCGAACGCAGGCGCTCTTTGGTTTGTGCCGTACCTTACCGGAGCTAAGAAGAGCTTTGCGAGGCAGGTATTTGCGAGGCTATATAGAGCTTTAGGAGGTACATAATGATTTATTTGTCGGATGTTAGGGATTTTATAGCTTCTTTGAATTTTGTTGATGATGAGCATGTCTACAGTGGCAAGCTTGAGGACAAGAAAGATAAATCAGTAGGAGTTTATAGCAGAAAGACAACTACTCCGGATAACATACCTCTAGGTGGTCTGATACAAAAGAGCTTTGATTTTAAGCAGATATCTATACTTGTCCACTGGAATAAAAGTCAAAGAGACACTGAAAAGGCAGCGGTAGAATTATTTAGGCTCTTGCAAAAACAAAAGAATTTTGTTATTGGGCAAAAAAGAGGCAAGTTCATACTTATGGGCATGGGCGAGCCACAAAGCGTAGATACAGATGATAACGGCATCTATGAATATGTCATATGGTGCGATATTTATTATGAAAGAGAGGAATAAACAATGGCAGCACAAACAGGAGTATTTCCAGTTTATGAGAACCAATTTAAGATAGGCGCAGATAAAGCAACTGCTACTACTATAGCCGATATGGAGACATTCTCAGTGTCTTTCAGTAATGGTGTTGAAACATGGACCCCTATGGAGCATAAGGGGTGGCAAAGAGCCTTAATGACTGCAAAGGCCGTGACAATCACTATAAACGGCAAGAGAAACAAAGGTGATACAGGTAATGACTTTATTGCAAAGAAGGCGTTCACAAATGGTAGAGATTCAGAAGGATACTTCTGCTGGACATTCCCTGATGGTACCACAGTAGAGTGGGATATGGCAGTATTTGATGTCAAGAACATGGGTGCGGGTGATTCGACCAATGTGGCACCGCTTGAGTTTGATGTTATAAGCAACGGTAAACCTACAGTAACACCGTCAGTATAGGAGGAAGTAAATGAGTAAAGTAATAGATATTACGGATAAGCTAAGTTTTGAGGGTAATCCTAAACTTGTTGTAAAAGGCGTTGAGTTGGAAGTCAATTCTGATGCTCCAACAGTACTCCTTTTCATGCAACTTATGGGCAGAATGGACGAAGATAAAGACGATATGGATGCCAATACACTGCTTAAAGCTTACGATCTTTTATTCTCAGAGGAGACAAGAGAAAAGATAAAAGAGCTGGGGGTAGATTTCAAGGATTTGATGGTCATTGTGCAATCTGCAGTCGGTCTTATAAATGGCGGAAACAACGAGGGGGAAAATTAGACCCCTATTATGATTTATTCGAGGACTACGATTTGATCGTGTCCTCTTTTTTATCGCAATACGGGGTCAGATTAATGAACCGAGATTTCAAGTATATGCAATGGGATGAGTTCAAGGCGCTTTTAGCAGGAATATCTCCAGATACTGCTCTTGGCAGAATTGTGTCGATAAGGGCAGAGGATGATAAGAATATTCTTGATAACTTCACTCCGGAGCAACACAAAATCAGGAATGAGTGGAGAAAGAGAAGAGCACAAAATAAGACTGATGAGGAGAGAAATGCATTCCTTGACGGACTTAAGGAAGCATTTATTAAGATGGCGGGAGGTGAGTAAATGGCCGGTACAAGTGCTGGATCAATACAGCTTGACTTGGAACTAAATCGAAGAGGTTTCGACCAACAACTTAATAGTTTAATTAGTGTAGCAAAAAAAGCCGGAATGGCCTTGTTTGCCGCATTTTCTGTGAAGAAGTTAGTTGATTTCGGTAAATCTTGTATTGAGCTTGGATCAAACCTTGCAGAGGTGCAAAACGTTGTAGACGTAACATTTACACATATGGCTGACAGGGTAGATAAGTTTGCCAAAGACGCTGCAGTCAACTTCGGACTATCAGAAACTATGGCAAAGCAGTATATGGGTACAATTGGTGCTATGTCTAAGTCATTAGGTTTTTCAGAAAAGGCTGCATATGAGATGAGTGAGGGAATTGCTTCACTTGCAGGAGACGTTGCGTCCTTTTACAACATATCTCAGGATAGCGCTTTTGACAAATTGCAATCCATCTTTACCGGAACAATAATTCCTCTTCGTGAGTTCGGTATAAATATGTCTCAGGCCGCGCTACAGGAATATGCTCTAAGAAACGGAATTACAAAATCAATAGATGCCATGTCAGAGCAGGAAAGGGTAATGCTCCGATATAGATTCGTAATGGACGGATTAAAGGATACGCAAGGTGACTTCCTTAGAACATCTGACGGATGGGCTAACCAAGTTAGAGTATTAAAGCTTCAATTTGATTCTCTTAAGGCTACAATCGGACAAGGACTTATTAATGTATTCCTTCCTGTCATTAAGATGATAAATGGTCTTATAGGCAAGTTAATGTCTTTAGCCAACGCATTTAGGGCGTTTACAGAGATGATATCGGGTAAAAAAGCGTCCGCAGGTGCAAGTGTTGCCAAGGCTGCAAGTGATATCAACGATATGGCAGGCGCCGCAGGTGGGGCAGAAGATGCCTTGGGTGGTACCGGTAATGCACTTAAGGGCGCAGGAGATAAAGCTAAAAAGGCTGCGAAAGATATAGCCAACGCTACTGCAGGTATAGATGAGTTAAATATAATCAGCAAACCTGAAGGAGATTCAGGGGGATCAGGATCCGGAGGCGGAGCAGGTGGTGGCGGAGGCTACAATGCTGATGAGTTTGACATGGGAAAGCTTGCTGAAGGCGAAAGAGAAGTTGACGGATTATCCGGTAAAATAAGGGGACTAATCGACTATGCAAAAGAACTTTTTGGAATATTTAAAGAGGGATTTAAGGTCGGACTAGGCGATACTTCTGTGTTCGATTCTATTAAGAAGTCAATAGAGTCTATAGGCGAAAGTGTCAAAGATATATTTCTATCCCCTGAGGTACTTAGTGCAGCAGACAAGTTCGCTAAGGCGACTGCATATTCGTTTGGGCAGATGGCAGGAGCATCTGTAAGCATAGGGCTTACTGTGGCTGATAATATTCTTGGTGGAATATCAAAATACCTGGAGCAAAATAAAAAACGAATAAAAAGCTATTTTGTGAGTATGTTTAACATAGGTACAGAAGTAGCTAAGATAAGAGGGAATTTTGCTACTGCGGTGGCAGATATATTTTCAGTATTTCGTGGTGATAATGCAAAACAGTTGACCGCAAATCTTATAGGTATTTTTGCAAGTACTTTTATGGGACTTACAGAAATTGCAGCTAAGTTTGGAAGAGATCTTACTAACCTTATGACCGCTCCGGTTATCGAAAATGCGGAAGCTATAAAAGATGTTCTTGAAGGGCTTGTGCTTTCAATGTCGAATATTTATGGGACAGGAAAAGATGTAGTAGATCATTTCATGGACTCTTTAAATAAGACCTATGATGCACATGTAAAGCCTTTTGTGGATTCAACGGCTGAAGGATTTACAAGAATAGTAGGTGTATTATTAAAGGCGTACAACGACAATATAAAGCCTATTATGGATTTGATAGGGGCAAAGTTCGGGGAGTTTTCAGAAAAGCATCTAAAACCATTAATTGACAGATTTATGGAATTTGCAGGAAGAATAATAGATGTAATGTCAAAGTTGTGGAATTCAATTCTTGCTCCATTCATTGCGTGGTTTATTGAGAATTTTGGACCTGCAATAAAAGTAGGATTAGAGGGAATAATAAATGTATTCTTTACACTACTTGGCCATGTAACAGATGTGATAAACGGAATGATTACAGCTTATACCGGATTGATTGACTTTATAGTCGGTGTTTTTACCGGGAACTGGACACTGGCTTGGGAAGGAATAAAGACTATTTTTTACGGCATATGGGAAATGATGAAAGGTAGACTTTTAGCACTTCTTGACCTAATGTCGGGCATGATAATCGCAAATCTTAACAACATATTGGTCAGATGGACTCTTGCATGGAACGCTGTAAGAGATCTCGCTGTAACGGTATGGAATTATATTAAAGATTATATTACAAACACTTTTAATGATATAAGAAACTTTATCGGAAGTGTATTAGAAGCTATAAAATCAGCTTGGCATAGTGCGTGGGATGCCGTAAAGAACAAGGCTACAGAAATATGGAATAATATAAAGAATACCATTACCACGACTTTTAATACGATAAAAACAGGAATAGATAATACTCTAAACAGTATAAAAACTGCTTGGACAAATGTGTGGACAAGTGTTAAGACTACAACAGAGAGTATTTGGAATGGTATCTGGTCTGTTATAAAGGGCGCCATAAATAAGATTATCGGCGGAGTTGAAAACATGGTTAACTCAGTTGTTCGTGCAATAAATACGATAATTGAGGGCATTAACAATGTAGCTGATAAAGTGCCGGGTATAAAGGGCGATACAATACCGAAACTAAGGGAAGTAAGACTTCCTAAACTTGCGCAAGGCGGTTTCGTAAAGGCTAACACTCCACAACTTGCTATAATTGGAGACAATAAAACTCAAGGTGAGATTGTAGCTCCTGAGGGCAAATTGCAAGAAATGGCGGATAAAGCTGCAAGGTCAAATAGTGGTAGTGGATCAGCAGAACAGATGGATAAAATGATAGATTTGATGTCTACATTAGTGTCATTAGTAGGTGGATTAGATTTAACATTGAATCTTGATGTTCGTGAGTTTACGCAAAGGCAGGATGAACTAAAGAACCGTTTAGGGTACAGAATGACATAGAGGTGAAGTATGAGTTTTTTAATTATAAATAACACAGAAGTGCCTGCTCCTGATGTAGGAGCTACCCTTACAGTGGCAACAAATGTAGATGCGGGAAAGAATGCAAATGGAACTTTTGTAGGGCAGAAAGTAGGAAGAGACCAATACAAGATTGATTCTTTGCAATGGTCTTTTCTTACTGCTACAGAGTGGAGCACTATACTTAGGCTATTTGACGATTTTCGTGTAGTGGCAAGATTTCCTGATATGGTAAATAACAGATTTACAACATTGATATTATATCCGGGTAATCGTACTGCTATCCCTATTGAATGGGATGATGACGGACTTCCAACAATGTATAAGTCTTGTAAAGTAAATCTAATAGATTGTGGAGAATTGTGATGCAAAACTGTAGTAATGCGTATAAACAGCAGATAAAAAAACA